GGCGCAGATGGTGCGCCCGGTAAAGATGGTACGGACGGTCGCGGTATCAATACCGCGTGGGTGAATGACAATGGAGAGCTGCAACTGGAGTATTCTGACGGCGAAGAGGATAACTTGGGTAATGTTAAGGGACCGCGTGGTGCAAAGGGCGTAAAGGGCGACACCGGTGCACAAGGACCTGCCGGTGCGGATGGCATTGGTATCACCGATGCACAAATCACAGAAGCCGGAGAGCTACAGATCACTTACACAGACGGTACGACTGTACTTCTGGGTGAGGTCGTAGGCCCCAAGGGCGATACAGGTGCCGCAGGCAAAGACGGCGTGAACGGTAATGATGGTGCCAAAGGCGACAAGGGAGATAAGGGGGATCCCGGTGAACCCGGCGCATCTGGTGTTGAAACCTGGGAGATCGTGTTCACAAAAACATTCGATGAAGACACCACGGCCAACCAGCAGTGGGACCTTGCCAATCCCTGCCGCAAGATCAGACTGCGCATGGCGGTGGCGGGCAGTGCTTCTAATTCAGCGGCCGGTGATACCACTGTGTATCTGAATTCCTACACCTCCAAGTGCTTCCTGCCGAATGTGTTCCGGTATGAGACGGACGCGGCGAAAGGCTCTCTTGCGGTGGCGGAAGTTGATATCACCGGCAACATGGTGCGCGTGCAAACGAATAAGACGAACATATCCAGTAACTTCAACGCGACCAATGTCCTGGCAGGGAACGCAATATGGAACGCAAGCGGGATCACCTTCAACATTATGAGAGATGTGGAAAACCATGGTGCGATCAAAGCCCTGTCGTTTCCAACGAACGGCAAGACGATTGGCAGCGGCACACAAGTTGAAATACTGGGGGTGGCAAAATGAGCATTGAAACAGAAAGCCGCATTGCGTTTTTAAAGTCCGAGTTGGCGGAGACGGATTACCTCTGTCTGAAGTACACGGACGGCGCTTTGTCTGAGGATGAATATGCGCCGATCCGCAAGCAGCGGGCAGCATACCGGGCAGAGATCAACGCCCTGCAAGGGGGTGAGACCGATGTATAGCGCATTCGTCACGGCCGCCCTGACCGCTGCCGTGTCAACGGTGGTGGGCAGCGCCGTGTCCGCTGTGATTGCTTCATTGATTGCAAGAAAAAAGAGCAAAAAAGCAATTGACGAAGTCACCACAGCCCGGTACATAGCCATCGAAAACGGCTTGCAGTCCATTTTGCGCGCCGAGATCATACGGCAGCACGACAAGCACACAGAGCGGGGCTACTGCCCCCTGTACGCCAAGGAAGCCATGGTCAAGGTGTATGACGCATACCACGCCCTGGGCGGCAATGGTATGATGACCAGATTTTATAATGAGATTATTGCGCTCCCGGAGGAGCCACAAAAGGAGGATTAACTATGAAAGTAAACGCAGGAACCATTGCGAGAACCGCTGTGCTGGCGGTATCGCTGCTGAATGTACTCTTGAATGCCTTTGGCAAGAACCCGCTTCCGTTCAGCGATGATGAAGTCTACACCACTGTGTCAACAGTGGTAGCCGTGGTGGCTTCCCTGGCCGCATGGTGGAAGAACAACAGCTTTACAAAAGCTGCTTTGAAAGCAGATGAGACGCTGGCGCTGGAACGGACGGAGACAGCAGAGAGCGAGGCTGTACACCATGAGTAAGCTGTATTACTGCCGGCAGACAACCGAAAAATGTAAAAGCATTCGCTATCCAAGTAAGCCCCATCCGTACAAGTATGGAACCTCCGGCTGCATTTACACCAGCGGCTGCGGGGTATGCGCAAGCCTTATGGTGCTCCATAACTTCGGCTTTACCGGCTTGGATACGGCAGCCTGGACACAGAAGTGCCTACTGATGGGCGCACGGTCCGCAGATGGCACCGATATGGACACGGTGGCAGTGTACCTGGAGAAGCATTACTCCATCGTAAGCAAGCGGGCAAAGACCGTTGCTGACCTGAAGAACCACCTGAAAGCCGGTGGCAAAGCTATAGTGTGCGTCAGTGGTGGCGGCAAACAGCTGTTCTCCAACGGCGGCCACTATGTGTATGTGGGCGGACTGGACAAGAGCGGTAACCTGATCGTGCTGGATCCCTACTGGTACGACGGTAAGTTTACCTTGACGACCAACCGCCGGAAGTACACAAAGGTCAAGAATGGCCGGGAGGTGTATGTGCAGCCTGCGGCGCTTGCCTCTGATTTGAGCGGCATTTGGCTGTTCACCAACGCCAAAGGCGGCAAGGCGGTGTATGCGGAAAGCGATGTCAACTACAAAAAGGCGGCGCCCAAGGCACCGACGGTTAAGCCGGGTACATACATCACCACCGCAGTGCGGGGAATTTACAAGGGCGCAGGTGCTGCTGCCGGACGCAAGAAGGTCAAGGATCTGACCACGGACGGCCGGCGACACGCAACCAGCAGCAAGTCGAAAGCAGACGCTATGTTCCGGGCAGGCACCACCATCACCGTGCTGGAGACAAAGCTGCTCTCCACCGGCAACCTGTGGGCGCGCTGCCCCTCCGGCTGGCTGTGTGTATGGGAAAAGGATATTGACCGTAAATTCATCAAGTAAAGCAGAAAGCCCACCGA